CATTTTATCATTCTCTGCTTGAGCGCCGATAGGCTGTGTAACAAACACAAGCGCCCAAAGCACTCCGACTGTGGTGATGAGTAGGACAAAACCAAGCATGCATCCGATTACAAACTTCAAACGGGCATCTAGTTCTGCTGAGGTTAACCGTGGTTTCATGGTGCTGTTGTCTCCTGTGTTGGGATTAGTTCTTCTAATACTGGGTTTACTAAACCTTCCAAAGTTGGGTCAAAACCTAGTAATGTGTCTGGGCATGCCCCATCTACTTGGCATGCAGGGCGTTGGCACTCAGGCTTTTCCCAGTTTGCTGGGTCTTGGCATTCATAACGGTACTTACCGTCATAGCCACAACTTGCTAAAAGTATTGCTGAAATAAAGAATAACTTTTTCATTTCTTTTCCTTATCCATATGCCAGTCAATGTGTTGGTTTAAACGACCAGCAACTACGTCAATACCGCTACGAACTTTACGAAGTTCTGCCATTACGTTTGCGTGGTCTTGGCGATTTTCTACTCTGAAGTTTTTGAATTCCCTTATAAGAAAACCGACTCCAGTTCCGACTACGGGTATAGCAGCCGCAATGATGATCGCCCATGCATCTGTCATCTGTCACTCGCTCTCACCGAATTGAAATTGCTGACCGTTGACCTTACGGCGAACGTGTACTTGACGACCAATTGGGCTTGACTCACCTTGAGGTGTGCTACTTATGATTGATCGTATCTTTGTCCCTGCTGTGTTAGGGCGAATAAAACCAGCATCGTTGGTATGAGGGTTAATCACATTAGGTTTACCACTTGCGTCTTTTCCAGCAAATGAACCTTGTTTTTTTTCAGAAAGAATTCCAAAGTGTCCTGTTTCTGGGTCTGCCCAACGAGCGTCATCACGGTCTGCACTATATGATGGCGCTGTTACAGAATCACCAGATTTGTCGGTAAAGGTTGTGTAAGGGTGTGGTGCTTGTTTCTTGTCCTTATCAACTGGGAAAATTACGTTTCCACCTTCACCAAGTACTTCACGCACTCTTGCGGTTGTAGTCAATTCACTAGCACTACGTGCAGTTGATACGTTTGGAAATGGCTCTTTAGGTGATGGTTTTCCAAGAGCACCACGCATGTTTTCTTTTGAGTAGTCGCTAAAAGTTGCACCAGGTAGACCAGCAAGGTCTTTAGGAACATGTACTCCAGATGGTTTTTGAACATAATCACCAATCAATGTTGGTGCTGTTGGTAGCCGTTTAAATGCGGTGTCCGACAAAGTGTTGTAGCGGAATACTGGGTGCAAACCTTCTCCCCAAGACTGCTCCGCACCTGCACGTGTTTCATCTCGCAATTGCGCTAAGAACATATCAGGATGTTCAGCAGCGTATTCTGTTCTAACCTTTTGTGCTCGCTGTGGTGCTTCACCAGACATATGTCCAGAGTCGCTAAGGCAGTTAGCACGACAACCAGGAGTTGAGCATGATCCACAAGTGTCGGTAACACCAGAGGTACTACTTGGTGCAAGATTCATTGTGAACTGTGCAGACATTCTTGCCAAAGGGTTTGGCGATGTCTGGTTCTTCATAATCTTTGCGTTGCTAAATGGTGATGTTAAAAGGGTTAAACCAGATCCAGTTTTACCACCAGCCCCACGCTCTTTAGCAAATCTGCTGAAGTGCGCCCTAGCACGGAACATTGGAATTTTTGATAAGTCTTGTTCTGAGACTTGCTCAAGGTGACGAAAGAGTGGGGATTCAGCCATGTCCTATTTTACCTTTATTGACCAAAATCGTTTTCATCTTTACGACCCTTGCTTACGTGGATAGCCCTACGGCGAAGATCAGTTTCTTTAACCAGGCGACCTTCTTCTTCAGGGCGAGGAGTATCCTTAACTTTTCCATCAAGCATTGGCTTGCCCCTGCTAAACACCGAGTCAATAGGATCAGCATTTGGGTCTGGGCGTGATGTTTGTTCTTCTTGCATAGAGTCAGATGCTTGCAACTGGCGAGTCACAGAAAACCCAGTAGGTTGGTAAACATTGACATTCAAATTTCTTTTTACAAAAGAAGAAAGAACATACTGTGGCCTACGCTCATATGTTTTCTTTTTTTCAGAGCGTGGGATAGAACCTTGGAATGCGGCGGAACGACCAAATGAAAGGGTAGGGGTGTACTGACCGTATGGGGTTAACCCATACGATTGAGCAATACCTTCTTTTAAATCATCGGTTGAGGTCAGCGCAGGAGAAGGGTCAACCCCTTGTCCTGAAGTTGTGCCAGCGTCAACGCTTTCGTTGCCACCGCCAGTTTCCATGATTAGTCGGTAACTACCGTCACGTTTGGTCGGTTCATGTGCATGCCTGAGTTATATGAATACTCAAACTTAGGCATGTCATCTCCTGCCATTGCGCCTTCAACAAACTCTGAAAGTACCGAAGGTGCTTCTACCCACGATGCCGAGCCAACGTGTGCTCGTTCACGCATCGTGTCTGCTGCATGCTTGTAGAACATTTCTGGGTTGTTCTGGTTTTGACGGAGTGGCGATGGAGCAGTGTCCTCATATGCGCCACGACCAAAGTCATTTGGTACGTCTGTGTCTGTTGCAATTCCTTCTTCAAAGCGAAGAGGTCCTTTGTTTCCAGGGATGCTTGGAGCAAAGTTTCGTTCAAAAACTGGCGAAAACTTCTCAGGGAACATAGGTGCTGGTGCTACTGTCATATTGACTCCTCAGTAAATAGGGGTGTCCATAGAATACCATTAATTGAAAAACGGGTTTTCCCCAACTTGAATTGTCGGCATTGCATCTTGAACGGTCATATAGCAAGCAATCGCTAGTGAATCTGGGTAGTCATCAAACGCTCCCTTTTCATCAGGTGCTTCTGCCAGCATGTACGGACCACGGTAGACCTTCTCAAGATCATTCATCTGTTGGTTAAACCGTTTCCAGTTACGGGTACGGCGAGCCTTAGAGTGTCCAGGGATTACTAACTGCTCTCGCTGGATTAATTCTGTTAGGTGTACCCATCGTTCGTTTTGTGCTTTTGAGTCCGAACTAATTGGTAAGACTTCAATGTTTGGAAGAAGTACTTTAAGACGTTCTGCTACAGCCCCACCAACACCTTGTGCGTCTACCCCGATACGCAGTACATCGTAGTTACGCAAGAAGTCAATGATCTGGAAGTACTGCTGTTCCCATTCCTGGTCGTTGATTTCCAACCAGTTAAGAATTCGGTGTTCATAAAAACCAAACGGATCTGGATGATCCCAGTCCACCCAGCAAACGGTCACTACGGTGGAGTCGTTGGATCGGGCAACGTCAATACCCACCACGACTGGGGTTCTCCACCACTGTTTGACCATAGGCATGGATGAGTCGTAGAGTCTTTCCATCCGTTCCTCAGTTACGAACATTCCCTTTTCCAACATCCAATGATTGCAGTAGGACATTCTGAACTCATCAGAATCCTCACCAATACGGAGTTTTTCTTTGGCAATAAATTTTCCGTAGTTTGGGTTGTACTTTGACGCAACTCTCCAGTCGTACTCAAAGTGTGCATCTCTGATGTTTCTAGCCTGTGTAGCACGGCGCTTGTTGTACTGGATCATCTTGTAGAAATAAGACTTGGTACGGGAAGCAGTTCCAGTAAGCATGATGCTTCCGTTGTTAAACGCCAACATCGGCTTGATTGACTTAGTAATCATAAACTCATCTGCTTCTTGGGCCTCGTCAATAAGCACGAAGTGATATGTCTTTGATTCAATCTTTGCCTTTGGGTTACAAGTCTGCATACGGCAAAGCGACCCAGAACGCTTCATCGTTATGATTTTTCCTTTACCACGAGTACCACCAGACTGTGCTTTGTCATCTAGTTCTGGGTCAAGTAAAAACTCAAGAGCATGGTCACTAGTTAACCGACTTACGATACGACTGAATACAGTGTCTGCTTGATCTTCAGTTGGAGCAAATACACCAACCCAAAATCCTTTTTCAAACTTAGATAGCCAGGTTGGGTATACCTTTGCTAACTTAGGCAAGATAACCATTTGTGCAGCGAGCACATTAGAAAGCACTTCAGACTTACCAGACTGACGAGTAGCAACAAGGGTTAGTTCTTCACCGTCACCTAAAACAATAGATTCAATAATCCGATATGCAATTGGAATTTGGTACGGAAACAATTGCACATTGCAAAACTGTTCGGTAAAAAGAACAAGTTTGGTAACTAACTGGTCAACAAATTCAGCCGAGGTTTCGTCAAGTTCCTCAACTATTTCCTCTGCTAGTAACTCTTGTTCTTGATCTAATACGGTATCCGACATACCCTACTAGGCTACCCCAATTTAGAACAACGATAATTGGTCAGGGTTATTTGGGGCGTACATACGGCGAGTGGCTTCTACTTCTTCTACAAACTTCTCTACTTGAAGAAGGAAATCAAGCATGTCATCTGTCTCTGCTACTAGGCGGTAATCAATCCTCTTTAATAGGCCATTGCGTGGGTACGCCTGAGTGCGTACTGCAAGATCCTTTGCCAACGCAATCGTGCGATCCATTTTAAGTTCATCTGGTGATCTCATTGTTTTCTAGCCTCTATTTCTTCCCAAATAGTCTGTAATGCCTCTAGACAATCTTTGACTTCACTGGCTGGTGCTGACTTATATCTCCAGGCATCAAATGCTTGTCCTAAGTACATAATCGTGTTATCCATTGTTGTGTATAAGCCACTTGTTTCCATCTTGGAAGCACGTTGTTGTGCCTTAGTAGGTGGAAGGTTTTCAATCTTTTTTGTTTCTTTTTTAAAAACATTTATGCCCATGTTTTGATTTCCTTCACAGTTGTATCCAGTTCACGACCACCCACAGCAAATAGTAATCCTTCTTTTTCATCTTGTATCTTATTCTTTTTGCACAAACCAAATTGAAATAAGTATTTACCAAATCTAAGTTGGATTCCTTTTCCCTTTCGCCAGTACCCACCAAGTTCTTGGCACGTACCCATTGCGATGTGTGGAATATTAGAGTCACCAGTATTACGGGCGATCCAATAGAAGAACAAAAGACCTTTCATTTTATTCATGTTGTAACCTTACCTTAGTCTATTTCTCCCCAGTTTAGACCAAGTTGGTCCTGGTACAGGTTACGCTGTACAGGATTTACTTCCTTGCCCTCTGCCTCAAATAGTGTCTTCTGTTGATTATCCTGTGGTGTAACTATTCCAGACATAAACTTTCTTCCAAGAGGTGTCCCTGGTTGACGAGCAAAGTATTCAGACTCACCACCTTGATGTTTGTAATAACCAAACTGTTCTAGTTCTGGGGTTGATTTTCCTTTAGAAAGTGCATCATAGATTCTTCTAGCAGCGTAAAGCGGAACTCCTGAATAGACGTACTCGTCACCCCTACGGCGGAACTTTACATAAAAGTTACCAGACATCGTTTCTGGGTCAAAGAAATACTGAGCGTGGGAAAGACGGGTACTATCTGTTCCGTTAGTGTTTACACCAAGCATTGCTGGAACTGCGTTGTTAAATCCAGGACTGGTAGCAATCCAAGGATCAAATGCTTCTTCACGACTGCTACGACTACCCCCAACATCTTTAGAGGTAGCGTTAAGAGATTCTTTAATCCTGTCCTTGCCGTATTTCCCTAAACCACGTTGTGCCATGCAGCAATTATAGTTTGTTATTAACCTTTAGGCAGAATTGCCAATAGTACTTACCAACAACAGGCCATTCAATTTGACTCTCTGCATCAAACCATGATTTTCCTGCTGGGTTATTAGGTATCACATCAAATAAATTGACAACATTGTTAAACTCCAATGAATTCAACAACTTCTCAACTCTTGACTCATGGCAATTCCAATGGTGGTGAGCGCCATCCCACCATTCCAATCCAGGAACATGGGTATCAGGAACATCTAAGTGCTCCATAACTGACTCCACCAACCACCAAGGCTCTAAACCCTCTTTCCAGCGTTTAATAGTTCTATGAACATCTGGACCAACGACAAGCATTGGGGCATTAGGTTTAGCGATACGTTGCATGTCTTTAAGGAATGCAGACACCTCTAACCAAGGAATGTGTTCCAGAACATGACCCATGTAGATAGCGTCAAACGTGTTATCTTCAAAAGGGTACGGTTTACCAGGGGTTACTTTGACATCTGGTTTGGTGTCATCTGTTTCCCATGTATCTGTATTTACCCAACCTTGTGCGTAATGGGTTCCACAACCAACATTTAAAAGTTT